CGTCCAGCGATGCCGACTTTTGCCCAGTCTTTTCGGCGTCTTGATAAAGCTTCGTAAACTGATCGTTTAGCTTTTTGTAGGCCTCTTGGCGCTTTGCAAGCGGATTCAAGTCCGCCATTTGCTTGTCCAGATCCTTCTGGACAGCAATCAACTCCTTGTTCGCTTGAGTTGTGTCGCCGGTGGTGACGGCGAGGTTTTGGCTCGCTGACTGACGAGCTTTCAGGCCTGCAAGCTTCGCCTCAAGCGCTGCGGTCGAGTCATCATTTTCACCATCGCCCAACCCCAGAAACGAGTTGATCGAGCTGAGTCCATTCGATACCGCGCCAGCGACACCGCCGCCCTTGCGGGTGTCGAGCACACGCTGAGTGATCTCAATCTGCTTGGCCAAGTCTGGGAAAATTTCAGACCGAATCGCGCCATAAGCGCCAGTGATTGCGATCTTGATGTTGTCCCAATCGCGCTCAACATCAGACAGCGAGCCACGGTAGGCTTTCAGCCGCTCCTGAGCGGACTGGTTGAGGTTTTCGCTCAGGGTATCCAGTGCGCGCTGATGATCGCCCTGATCGTCAATCGCCTTGATAACCTCGTATTGTTCGTAGGTCAGCAGGCCGTATTGGGCACTGATTTTCGCAGCCGCTTCCGTGGCAGTATCGCCAGCATCGGCGAACGATTTTGCGATGTCCCCTGCGCCCTTCCCTGTCACCTCGCCGATGGCTGCGGCAGCTTGAGCCAGGTTCTGCATCTGGACGCTGCTTGTCGCAGTACCGGACGCCAGCGCGATGACTGCTTCACGAGCGCCCAACAGGTTGCCCGTTAAAACACCGGCCGTATCACTCATCACCTTGAGGCTGGCAATGCTCTGACCGGCGTCGTTCGAACCACCATTAATTGCGGCATTGAACTCCCGAGCCTGCTTCATCGCATCGAAGTAGGCGTACCCGAGCCCGCCGAGTACTCCAACGAGAAGTCCTGCCGGGAGCAGCAAAGCTGCCATGCTTTTGGCCGATGCTCCGGCGCCGGCGCCGAGCTGAGCAATGGCCCTCGCCCCGCTACCCAAATCGCCGGATGACAGCGCGTTGGTCAGCTGCATGACGTTTTCTTGAGCTTGGCGGGTGCCGAGCTTCAACTTGTCGAATGCAGTTTCTGTCGCGGTCAGTCCAGCCCGGTCCTTGCCGATCTTGGCCAACGCTTCCGCGTATCGCTCAGACGAGATCGCCCCGCTAGCCCTGAGTGCTTCGAGCGCCTTTTCCTGCGCCTCCAGCTTGCCCAGCTTCGCGGTCACCGGGTCGATACCGTTGACCGTGCGCTTCAGCGCTTCAATCTGGCGATTCTCTGCATCGATGAGACGCTGCTTTTGAGCTAACTCCTTGGATTCTGCCTTCTCGATTTTCTCGTAGGCTTTACCAAGCCGATCCTGATAAGACTCCTGTTGCTCAATGGTGACCAGTCCGCCCTTGCGAGCACGCTCCAGCAATCCCTCAGCCTGGATCAGCTGTTCAATGCTACCGATGTTTCCCGACATTGCCTTGTCGAGCTGACTGATGATGGCGATTTCGCTGGTAGCGCTTGCGCCTGATTTGCGTCTTGCATCTGACTGACGCTGCGTGGCGTCAGTGGACTTGTCGATCTCCTGAGCAACTTCCTTCTCGGCCTGAACGATCTTCTTGCCGGTGTTGGCGAGCTCTGATCCGGTCTTGCCGAGATCGTCGATTGCCTTTTCGGCATCAACTGCCGAATCGACCAGCTTGTCGAGGTCATCAGCAGCCTTGGCGGCCGACGACGAATTTACCTCGATACCAAGGGAAGCGAAGTTGGTGCTCATTTACTGTCCCTCTGATCCGCCATCACCCGTAAGGCTTCAGCTTCCATAACGCGGATATCCGGAAAGATGCCAGCGACCTGAACCCGGGAGAGACCGAGAAAGCCAGCGACATGGCGAATTGACGTGTAATCCAGGCCGGTGGCGCCACAAACACCTGTACGCCACTGGGTAGTCATCGCCTCAAAAACTTTGAACGCAGGCCATACATCGGGCCAGACCTCACAGTTCTCTTCAGGCAAATCCCTGACAGAAAGACCAAAGGCCGCCAGCTCTTCAGCTGACGCCTCTGGCTCGTACAGAGTGCGTGCGACGCTTAGGAGTTTCCCAGGCGCGCTTTTGCAAACGCATCAGAGTAAGCCCCCAAGACAGCACTTGGCGTGGCACTGATAGAGCCCACCAGGACGCGAAGATTGTCGTCAGTAAACGCTTCATCGACGTCCCAGCCTGCCACGATGGCTTTGAGCTGCTGCACTTGGAGATCAATCAGAAGAGCTGTGAATTGCTTCAGTCCCACTTCCTCAGTTTTGAGCCCAAGCGCTTTGTATTTCTCGTCCCATTCTGCATGGAGCTCCGCAAGCTCCGTTCGATTGCGATACTTGAACTCGAACTCCACCTTCACTGGCTCGCCGCCGACCGTAGGCAACATGACATCTGCTTTGAAAGTGGGGTTCTGGGTAAGCGTGAACTTGGCCATGTTTGCCCCTTACGATAGGTAGCGAGTAGGAGCGGCCTGCAGGGCCAGGGAGACGGTGCGAGTCAGCAAGTTGTTGCGAGATACCGCAGGCTGGAGCGAGAACGAGGTGTAGGCGCCGTAATACAACTTGTCGGTACCTGGCAGATTCAGGCGAGCGGCTTGCATCGACTTCGCGGAATCGGCGGCCGTAACGACGGCGACATAGGGCAGAGACGGGTCATCGGCGACAGTCAGCACCATGCTGGCGGCGGATTTGTCGGTCGGCAGCTGGCGGCCTTGCTGGTCTTCAAGGAAGACGATGTCGGCGTAATTTTGATCTCCGCCGGAGAAGGCAACATCGGTGATCTGAGGGATTTGAGCCCAGGTCAGTACCTTCGTCAGCGTGCCCGCGCCGGAGCCGGCAGGGAAGATCTGGGTGCTGGTGGTGTCGATCGCTTCCAGGGTGATCGCGGTCGCGGTCGCTGCCTTGACGCGGACCACTTTGCCGTTGAGGGGCGTCCAACCAGAAGCGATTTGCACGATGTCACCGGCAACCAAGGTGGCGCCTACGGTGGTGCAAATGGCTTCGGATGCGTTGGAGATGGCGGAGAACGAGAGCGGAGCGGCGTAGGTAGCGGCATGCTCGAACGTCGCGCCATTCGGGAGTTTGTAGCCCATTGTTTTTTCCTCTTTGCAGAAATGACAAAACCCGCTCAATGGCGGGTTCTGGGTTTGCCCAACGGGCTAATTCAGTTGGTGTCGGCTCGGTACAAGAACGAAACCGGCACCGTATAAGTGGTGTCGTCTGGAATGCCGGGGCCGGGATCGACCGGCGTCATCGTCACGACGGTCAGTACGCCCTTCGTGTTCTGCTCGTACAGCGGGAACAACACGGCGATCTGATCAGCCAGTGCGCCGGCTGCACCGCGGTACTTGCCCGACGGCGTCACGATGCTGACCTGGAACACGCCGGTGTAAAGCTTGTGGTCACCGCCGAGTGTGTTGCTCGCGGTGTCCGCTGGCAGCGTGAACGCCTTGAGGTATGTCTCGCCGTCTACGGGCTTGTAAACCTCGTTCTCGACGACAACTTTCAGCGGTACCGGCAGAGCTTTCGCCCAAGCGATCAGCTTTGTCTCGTAGATTGAGGCGATTACGTTGTGGCTCATACCTGGTTGTTCCTGATGGCTTCATCGACGATCTGCTGAAACCTTGCAAGCGTCACTCGGATCATTCCGGATGGCGCTTGTTTGCTATGCCCATATTCCAAGGCGATACCGTACGGCAGGTTATTCACGATGTAGGCCGTCTCACCGATGCTCAATTGCTCGACCTGAAGCTTCAACTTGGCGAGCGTGACATTGCCAGCTGGGTCGATCTGATCGATAACGCCATCAACTGGTGATCCGATAGAAAACTGCCAGTTCCCGCGGAAACGTCCGCCGACGTAACCCTTGCCGGCAACCAGGCCGTTCACGTTGTAGTTCTGGTCGCGCTCGGTCTTGGTCAGGGGCTTGGCGTACTTCACGCCGCGCTTCAGCTTGCCGGCCTTGGTGAAATTGCTGTCGGTCAGGTTAATGACCGTATTGCGCACGGCCACCTTGAAGTCATACGCGTCAGCCGCCTCGGTGTTGGCTTGGCGATGTGCGACGTTGGCTGCCCAGATCTCGGGATTGCCCACCGGCGACATGCGAATGACGCTGCTGCCGATCTCAATCACGATCTCTCGGAACGTAGCGTCGAGCCCGGCCTTGGCCTGCTCAGCAA